ATGGATTAAAAGCTTCTGGTGAGAGAAACAGTTTATGTAGATATAGTGATGAATTAGTTACAAAAATTGCTGATATGATATCATTTGGCGTAAAACCAATAAAAATAGCCAGAGAGTTAAATATTCCGGTTACGTATGTCTATCAAATAAAACAGGGTAATTTTCGTAGAAATGTAGTTTCACAATACACCTTTTTTAATGAATAAAGTTCAACGACTATTCCGTGAGGAAGTACATGCAAGTGCATGGAAATGGAGGACATCCTGAAATATGGATGAAGATATAGTCTCATCTGCATAGTGATATGCAGCAGCTAAGTAGCGGGGTAAGATTAACGACCTTACTTGAAGATATTGGGAAATGTAGATAGTGGTCCGGTAGAAGAAACAAAATCTACCAGAAAATTGGCGACACGATGGACAGATTCTTTATTAGATTTTTCTGAAATGCAATTATTTGAATATCTAAAAAAGAATTCTCCCACCTACATGTTTTATATTGAATATGAATACTATCAACTGGGCAAAGATGAGGAATGGTACCAAAGTCAGTGCCGTGAATTAGAGTTTGATAAAATACGTATCAAGCGCGAAATTCATTTGCAACGTATTCGTGGTACGAATGACTCACCCTTTGACCCTGAAGATTTGGATACGATTAATAGCTTGCAAAAGCCATGCTTAGAAGAAGTGATGTTGCATCGCATCTTTAATGTGCGGCTGTATGCACGCATTAACAAAAATAAAACCTATTTGGTCGGCGTCGACGTGGCAACGGGCACGAATAACGATAATACAGCCATTACCATTGTGGACCCGTATACCGAACAGGCTGTCGGGGAGTTTAAATCGCCCCTGATCAGTGTACCGGATATCTGTACTTTTTTGCGATTATTGATTCGTGATATTGTCCCGAAGGGCGTATTGTGCATTGAACGAAACTCCTTAGGAGATGCGGTCATTGAGCTTCTAAAAAGTACAGAAGTTTCGTATAATTTATATTATGATTCCGATGCCTTCTTGATTGGATCACCAGATGAAAAGCTGGATGAAAAAGGATTCATTAAACGAGAAGCCGAGAATCGAAAATCTTTTGGTGTATTTACGAACGCCAAATCCAGAGAAGTTATGATGGCCATTTTGATGCGGTTAGTCGCTGAGCAGAAAGATGCATTTGCCGTATCCTACGTCATCGATGATATGAATAACTTAATCCGGAAAGCAAGTGGGAAAATTGAAGCCCGTCCGGGAGAGCATGATGATAATATCATGAGCTTCTTGATTGCCATGTACGTATTATATCATGGCAAAAAATTATATAAGTGGGGATTCATTCGGGGCGGCACGCCATTAGATGATAACTTGAAACCCATGAAGTACGAAGATGTCTATAATGAGATGCCAGATGATATGCGTGAATTATTCCCGGCCCCAGAACCGGAAAAAGATCCGTATGAAGAAGAACTGCGTCGTGCGATTTATGAATCCCAGCAACAACGACAGAATTTTTCCGAAGATGATACCAGCGTGGTGAAAATGGAAAAAGAACTGGATACGAATTATAATAAGATGCTGGAAGAAGACGATTACACCGCCGATGTAGATGATTTCTTTAGTGATATTAATTCGTAATGAAACGAAATAGCATATAACAGATTGGATTTTCTGTTATATGCTATTTTCTGTTCCACATTGTGATATAAAAATAAAAATCTATTTGTATAGGAGGGAGATTTATAATGCTCTCTGAATTATACGAAGATCATGAATTAGAAACCGATACGATGCTGGAATTGCCGGAGTTAGGTGGTATGCACGAAGAATTGATTAATGAATCCATTCGTGACCAAATTGAATCTCCGGGTGAGTCCCGTATCAACTTTATTGATGAATACTTTGAGAAAGCTAACGACCTGTTAGCGGCTACGGAAGAAAATCCAGATTCTCATCGAGTTATCGAATCAGACGCTATGAAATTCTGTGTGGAAGTCTTGCGTCTGATTGATGAAAAATTTGGGATTGATCTGGATGAAGAAAGTTTGATGGATTGTGATTTAGATGAAATTAAATCCTTGACGTATGCGGCGTACGACTTCTTTGTTATCCATTACTTTAAGAACTTGAAAAAGTTCTTTGTAAAATATATCATTTTACATATGGATGACATTGATGATATCCTGGCGGATCAAAAAGACAGAAACGACGTCGTCAGCAATAGCCTGAAAAATAAACTGACAGACCCAAGAATGGTGACGATTTTAAGCAATTTGAAATCGACCATTGAGTATATCGACAGTCTGGACTTAGACGGCTTTGCCATTCTGGATGTCTTTAACCAGGATAAATATGAAATTTTCATATTGAATTCCGCCTTGAACAGGAATTTGATTTCACCATCGTTCTCGGATAAATTTTTTGTACCCATCACTAAGGGCGCCTATGATGACGACTTTAATAATGTTTTCTTATCCATTCAATCTTCCTTAATGAAAAAATTTGTGAAGATGCAGGATGAGATGGATGACGATGATTAAGGTGGTGATAGACTATGGAAGAAATGGAAGGTATTGAGTCCATTCGATTATCGGATATCACGCCAACGAAATTGGCTAAAATTCCGGATGGAATTAAAATATTTGACATTGAAACCCAGAAATATTATGAGAAAATCAATGGCACGTTTCAAGAGATGGTAGAAGAAGAACCAAATTCCGAAGACGATGAAAGCGACAAACCCATCATTCCCGAAACTGCGGCGGAATTGGATGCGTTAGTAGCATCCGGTAACAAATTAGCCGAAGTAAATACATTCATGAAGTTACGATCCATTTACAATGAATTGATTGGGCAGAAAAATACCATCAATACGAAAATCAATTTCATGTTTGATGGGACACCGGAACAGGTAGACTTGATTCAAGCCCGTGTGTCCGAAGTGAAAAAAGAAGCCCTACAGAAAGCGACTTTTCCAGAATTAAAGCAATTTTTTGTATTTGACGGTGATACTGTGAAGCTCAACTTTGATACTTTATTGGATGAAAAAGAAAAGGTTGAAGCCCACCGTGAATTCTTACTGTATCTGAAAGAAGTCGATGACATTGTAAAAGAAATAGATGGACATCTGAAGGAGATCGATGCGTTATCCGAACATTTTTCGGAGGACGTAAAAACGAAATCCAAAGATATGTATCAATGGGATCGCTACATTTATGATTTATTTAAAGAAAAAGCATTGGATTTGAATTTAACGGATGCAGAACGCGACCGAATTCAACGCATTATTCAAGTAAAAGATGATGCCATTTCCTTGGACCCGATTTATAATTCGGTGAAAGCGGAAATTAATGTAGGCCGTCGGCGTTCGATGATCAATGCATTTCAGACCCGCTTCAAAGATACCATTAAGAAAGCCGAGCAATATGCAGCGCGAAATAATTTCCATGTATATTTTCAGCTGTTTGATGGAATTGAAGACAAATTTGGCTATGGAGAATTTAAAAATCTCTTCGCCTACCTGTTTGCACGCTATATTAAATTCAATGCCAATCGGCTGACCAAGGTCGATAATGCATTTATCGCCCAAGTTACGCAGAATCTGATTATGTTAAAAAAGAATCAGCTTCCGACGGATATTCGGCACAAATTCGTAGAGCGGATTAAGGAAATTGAAGATCTCCTTATCCATTAATCAAAGTAACAGAAGGATAACGACAGCTATTGTCGTTATCCTTTTTGACCCCTGAAAGGAAGAGATTGCATGAAATTTGTGGATGAAAAGTATTTTAAAATCGACGGGGATAATTTGTTATTTACCGGCCCGTATATGGAAGCCTATATTCCGGACTTTTATTTTGAAAAAGGATTCGCGGAAGAAATTGGCGTGTCCTTTAAAACCATGGGCCTATTTAATATTGTAACCTTTAACGATGAAGATGGAAAAAATCCAAATCCAATTCGTGTATTTAATGTCCCCTCCAATATCATCACTTATCCTTCCGCCTATGAGATTAAGACGTTATCCTTGCAAAAAGGAGAACCTCCCTCTCGATTCGTCGTGTTTAAATACTTCACAGGTGACGTATTCTGCGTTAGAATCATCGCCAAAGATCTGGTAGCGTTTAAAACATTTTTAGCCGTACTACTGGGCGGGAAACTTCCTGGCATCTTCTCATATGAGCATATTATTGATATCTGGCTGAAGAATATGGACTTATCCGATATTAGCTTTGATATCTCAGATACCATATACGAAATGGTTATCGCTGAAATTTATCGGTCCCGTCAGGACCATAGCGTTCGTTTTGGCGCGGTCGTTGGAAAAGATCCTTCTCATTCGATGTATGATTATGATACCGTATCACCCCGTGAATTAACCAAGATCAATTCGACTTATACGGGCATTACGTTTGAAAATATGGACGAAATGATTACGGCCGGTGTGAATCGGGCGAATAAGCATACGCCGGAAAGTATTTCACCAATGGAAGAGATCATGAAGTACTGATACGCACCGAAACTGCGTAGAATGTCAAAACAATGAATTAATTAAAACTGGTGATATTCGAGGTAAGAAAGTCTGATTTGCCTCAATATCTCTTACTTTTGATACAAAAATCAATCCTGCTAAAGGAGGTTTTTATATGCCGAGATCTGGTCAAATCATTCCGGAATGGTTGCACCCGCATGAAGCGGTCTATATCAACGATAACACTCGTTACGAAGATATAGCGTTCCGCAACAACGGCCCCACCTTCCTGAATGTTTTCATGAGTTCTAAAGGTGTAGACAACAAACTGGAATACCATGACTCAGTGTATAACTGGGTAAAAGAATATGGTTTACCTAACTATCGCAAGTACGGCCAAGCGGCCTACAATGCATATGTATCGTTGAGCACTGGATTAGCTAATTCTCAGAGCATGCGTGTCATGCCCACCAATGCGAATTATGCTAACCTGATTCTTTTGGCTTATTACCAGAAGAAAGATGGAAAACTGCAGATGAAATTCGAAACCAAGACGGTTCGGAATCTGACGCAGATTGATGATCTGCAGGCTTACGTAGATCGCGAGGGGTCTGATACTCCGGACGAACAGGGCTACAAAGTACTGCCGATCGCTTCGTTCTGGTCTCGCGGCCGTGGCGTATATGGCAATGATTATCGTGTTCGTATCTCCCGTGATAAGGGCGGCGACAAAGATAATGATTATGTAAATTACGCCATCGAGCTGTTAACGACCGAAAACGGAAGCCTCGAAACCCTGGAAGTGTACAACGTGTCCTTCTATCGGGATGCGCTGGATCCGAATTCCAGCTTTACGCTGTTCGTTAATGACGTCATTGACGATGCAGAAGGTAAAGGCTCCAAACGCTTCAATTGCTCCTTTGAATACGATAATCTGGAAAAGATTTTCGAAGTATATAAGGAAGTTTATGAAGAAGCGGTTGACGCTTCGAACCCTGAACTGGTATACGTAGATGAGCTGCCTGTATTGGAAGCTCCGTCCGCGACTGCCATTTTCGTAAAGGGCGATGAAGTGGAAGTATATTCTGAAACCGTAATGACCATGGCTAGCTTCACTCCGGCTCCGACTGTAGTAGAAATCGCTGCAGACCCGACCGTACTGGCTGGCTTTAGTTATGACCCGGCGAAAGAGACCTATTTAATTAACACGGCTGATCCTACGGGACATCCGATCTTCGCATATGATGCGGAAAATGGCGTGGCTGCTACCAATGGCGGTCTCCATGTTATTAACGACGTGGGCGAACTGTCCAGCTTTGTAGCAGGTCATGTATATGAAGTAACCCAATCTTCCACCGCTGAGTTCCCGAACGGGTACTACATCGCTGTGAATATTGGCACCGCCGAAGAGCCCAACATTAAGTTGCAGGGCACTGCGGATGGCTACGCATTTATCGAAGTCAATGGCGTATATGCTGATGGTACCATCTTTGCGACCACCAAGAAGATGTATCACATCAATAACGCTTCCTATAAATATTTGGCCGCTGCTACTGACGTAGAACTGACGGACGTAACCAACCGCGTTGAAGAGGTTGAAGAATGGCCGTCTACTAATGTGGCAGACGAGACTGTGGTTTACGTACTGAATGCTGACAACACCATGTGGAAAGTTAGCACCGATGGCGGAGCCAAAGCTTGGGCTGAAGTTACAGAAATCGAAGAACTCGAGCCCCTGGTATACACCATGGAAACTTGGGATGTATTCGGTTATAATAAGTTTACACAATCTATGGATCCGTATTTCGCATTTGATGGCGGCACGGAAGCCATTGAAATTCTCAGCATTGAAGGTTGTGGACTGGAATCCGGTCACGACGGTTCCTTCTCCGATCCGGGTACGGAACTGCCGAACGGCACCATCCTGACCGACGCAATGCGCGACGATGCGATTGAAGCGGCTTACCTGGCTGCCTTCCAGGGTGGTCTGGACAAAGCCATTGCTTCGAAGCGTCGCGCTCCGGTTGACATCATTCTGGACGCTTGCTATCCGCTGGCTGTAAAGAAAGCGATGGTGGCGCTGGCTATGAACCGTTATGATGCGGCTTGTCATCTGGATACCAACCTGATTAACAATGTGAGCGACCTGGAAACCTTCTACACGCAGATTTCCGATCTGAATGAACGTATCGTTTCCTTCGATGCCCATATGTTTAAGACGGCTGACCCGATTACCGGGAAAATCATTCCTGTTACCATTACGCTGTGGTTGGCATCTCGTATTCCGACCCATGACAATGTATATGGGAATCACACACCGATGGCGGGTGAAGAATACGCCACCTTGTCCGGCTATCAGAAGAACTCCATTCGTCCGATTATCGATGCCGATGACGAAGAGACGAAAGAGCTTATGTATGATAAGCTGCACATGAACTACATTGAATGCATTGCTGAAAATACCTACATGCGTGGAACCCAGCAGACCTCCCAGAATTTCTGGTCCGATCTGTCTGAAGAAAATAACATGCGTGTATTGCTGGAAATCAAACGCAAGATCGAACGCTTGGCTGCGAAGAACCGGTATAAATGGGCTGATTCGGAAGAACTGCGCCTGTTCAAACAGGACTGCCAGGAAATCTTTAGCTCCTACCAGGGAACCAAATGCCGTAGCTTAGATATTGAAGTTTCGTCCAACGATTGGGAAAAGATTCGGTATATCGTTCACATCTACCTGGCAGTGGTATTCCGTACCTTCCAGAAGCGTGCGATTATCGAAATCGATGTCAATCCGAGAGCTTAAAGGAAAGGAGAATAAAGTATGGCTACGAAAACGATTCAGTCAAACATTAAGCGCAATACTAAGGACTTCTCCGTTTATTCCTTATTCCTCGGTGGCTTAGATATCAGCGCGAAAAATATTGACCAGTTTGATCCGTTACGTAACGGTTATGTCCGTATCTTCTTGGTACGGTTGCCCCGTTTCATGGAAAAGCTGGATCTGGATATGGCTAAACGTTTCAAACATTTCGTAGAAATGGGCTTTACCGGTGTTTCTGGCATCGGCAATACCACCTTGGAATACGAAGATGTAACGGGCGGCTATGCTGGAAATAAATTCCATATTCCGAGTGTTTGCCGTGATGAAACTGACGGCATTACCGTACGTCTGTATGAAATGAGCGGCTGCCCGGTTCGCGAATTCATTGATACCTGGATGACCGGTATCTCTGACCCGCTGACTGGCTTGTCTCATTATCATGGCGTACTGGGCGACGATTGCGAATTCAAAGCTTCGAACCACGTCATGGAAATGTTCTTCGTGAGCACGGACCCGACGGGTATTCAGATTGAGTACGCTTGCATGTTCGCTAATATGATGCCTAAGACCGTGGCGAAACAGCATTTCGAATATGAACCTGGCACGCACAATGCGGTTCAGTTGGATCTGGAATTCACCGCAACTCGCTATGAATCTCCGCAGATCAACGAAATCAGCCGTGCGCTGCTGGATAAGTATAAACTGTTACGCGACTACCTGAACTTCACTTCTGGTTACACCACCAGCAACGTGGATGAGATGGCGCCGTACAACAGCCAGATGAACACCATCTGATAACCAAAACAATATCCCAAGCCCCGAAAGAGGCTTGGGATATTTTACGCCACGTAAGAAGAGGAATAAGGCGACTTCCTTATTCCTCTTCTTTTTTCTCCGCTTTTTTGGTGTTTCTTCGTTTTTTCTTTACATCATCTTTGAATTCGACCATTAAATCTGTTAATTTGATACGGGTTATCATACCGCACTCACGGCAGGTCATCATTAAAAAGTCATTTTCAGTATCCAAATCGACAAAGATGTTGGTAGATTTGCATTTGCGACAAAATAAAGAATATAGCACCAATAAAATTTTAGCACCTTCATGTACTTTATCGGTCACACCGGATGCAATATAAATACGCTGCTCATTGGAGTCATTTAGCCGAATGATATGACTCGTCTCTGCATACTTAGACGCGTCCCGATGCAATAAAATTAAACCGATTAAAATCAAGAAGATAACAATGTTTAACATTTGCATCGACATAATATTTCGTTCTCCAATCGGTGCCGATTTATTGAATTACCCTAATGTGGTGGAAATAAGATACAGCAGACTATTGCTGTATCTTATTCCGTGTTGGTCACTTCTGTGCTTATGAAGTGTTTGCTTAGGTGGTAAAGCGAGAATAGAAAGGAACGATTTGCTTGTACGCATGGAGGTTAGCACGTGTAGTAGAAGTTGGTGTCTTCACTATCGGTTTGTTCCAAACCTGATAGAATTCTATTAATTGATCTCGATCACTTTAAACGAACGACCGGTTACGTCTGTGCAGGTATGTGTATCATTATTGAAGGTTAATTTACCCAGCTGCTCGATGGTTGGCGTACGATATCCATCGATCACGACACCATTCGAATCCATGGCGACCACCGATAATTCTCCTGTCGTGAAAGATTTTTGAATACAAAGTTCTGGCTTACGAGCTTCAAAACTCATATTCGTCATCGCATCGTCGGAACGGAAATCGCTGGTATCCTCTGTGGCTAGCCGACGCTCTGCAATTTCATCAAAGCTGAGCTCATCATCGTCATCCACGATTTCATACTCCGGCTGTGCTGCGTTCGCACCATCGATAATGGATTTACGACCTTTGCGAAATAGCTCATCAAAAAACTGTGAGCCAAACTGGTCCATGGGCATGCCTTCTTCTTTGTTTTTCTTATCTTTTTCCATCTTTAATTTGAGGTCGAAGATGGATTTCTTGACGCTACTAATTTCTTTGATGGTAGATAAGCGATTATTATTCGCGGAATTTAAGGTCATTAACAAATCCGCTAATAATTTAGAAGACCCACGGGCTTTCGAGGTCAATAAGGGGCGTAATACTTCCTGAATCATCTTTGCGGTTTGCTCATTATCTCGCAGTACTTTTTGCAAATTGGCTAATTCTGGCTTGAATTTCGCTTCGATGGATTTCATTTTCTTCCCATTCTTATCTTTGGTATCGAATAAATCTCCATCGGCACGATTTTTCTTTTTAGATGGTTTGAAATTCATTACATCGATCATCATCTGATCCAATGCGTCTGCATTTTCCAGAATATCATCAATGTCGCTAAAGAGCTTGTCTTTCTTTTTTCGTTTAGCTTCTTTCTTTCTGTTAAAAGCCGACTTAAAGATACCAAGCTCGTCGTCGGGGTTTGGTTGTTGTTCTTCTGGTTCCAGATCTAATAAATCTTTTTCCAGATCGTCCATGCCAAATCACCACCTTTTTTCATAATCAGTAGTATTCGTTTGTTAGCGGATTGTCGAATCCATACCATATTACAAATATACATCATTTCTTTGCGTATAGCCAACTAGAATGCGCCTCACAATTAGTTATATGCCTTGTAATGAAAAGGAGTGTGAGTTGAACATGGAAGAGGCGTTTAAAGTATATCATGTATTTGATAGCACGCCACGCTATCAAGATTTAATAGCTACGTTTTCAACACGACAAGCAGCCGAAGATTGCGTAGCATTACAAAATGCACATAAAAAGTTATATTGGGACGAAGTCGATCGGGAATTTCATGAATATATTATTCGGGAAGTTGTTCCAGCGGCTGAATTTGTAATCCCAATACAGGATCGCATTCCATCCATGGTGCCGGTCATCTGTTACCGGGATACACCAAAATCATGGCGTGGTACGACAACATCATCGTTTCGCCGATTTCGTACGAAAGAAGATTTCATTGAATTTCGAGTAAAAGAAATCACCGTACCGGATAAAGAATATCCTATATTATCCAAACGAATATGGGAACATGATTTTGTGATTGTTGTATTTATTCCCTATAATAAAGATTGGGTAATGGAAAAATATGTCACAGAAGCCATTCCCAAAGCGGTTGCGTATTATAAACAATACAGCAGCTTTATTCAAGAAGTACAAAGTAAGTCTCCGTTATCATTATTCCGAGATTACCATTTTACCATCCAATCACCGACCATCGAAAAGGTCTATGAGCAAGTATTTCATTTGATTGATAATGCAAAACAAGGATTTACGGATGCAGAACGAACGTTAAATTGTGAGTGTTTACAATTAAAATTTTATCTCAGAGAGCATGAGATTATTGATACCCGATTTGAGTTCCAAATCCCAAAGGAGTAGTGTTTGCTATGGTGAATGATGAGAAGTTAAAAAGTAATGTGTTTGACATTGGAGATTATTTAGCACGGAAAGAAAAAGAAGTTACGTGTATGGACCATTTGTTAGGACCAGAATTATTCACGTATCCGCAATATATTTCTTCCTCTCGTGCCATTATGTTTGCCAATCATCTCAAACAGATTGTTACCTTGAATCACCCGGAATTTCCTCGGCTATTTACAAACTATGAGAATACGTTTGGGCGGTTATCATCCTCCTTACATAAAGCCAAAGCGGATGTAAGTGTGTATAAAATCGTGCCCAAGTTTGCTTGGAACCCCAAGCATTTATACGTGGTATTCTTATACGATGCGAAAAGCAATCGATATTCCTGTGTGATTAAGCAGATCGCCGAAGAGCTGACAGAGAAATTCGGCTATGGATTCAATACAACAGTATTGGATGCCTTACAAGAAGGCGATAAGATTAAGAAAGGCAATACGTTATGGAAGTCCTCGTCCTATGACGAAGACGATAACTATTGTTATGGACGCAATGCATTAACCGGCTATCTGATTGATAATCGGACCATTGAAGATGCGGCGATTTGTTCTGAATCCTTTGCGAAGAAAATGGAAGCCAAGGAGGTAGAGACAGTTAAAATCACCATCAATGATAATGATTTGCTGTTAAATCTCTATGGTGATTCAGAGCATCATAAAGGGTTCCCGGATATTGGGGAACCGGTTAAGAAAAAGATTATTTGCTCCAAACGACGGATTGATAACAATCAAATCCTGTTTGATATGAAGAAGAGCAATTTAGTCAAATCCAATAATTTAAATGATAAGGAATATTATTCCAAAGGAAAAGTGGTGGATATAGATATCTACTGCAACCAGGCGTTGGAAGATATTCCGCGTATTGTAGCCAATGAACAGCTGTTAAAATACTTAGAAAATCAGACACGCTATTGGCAAGAGATTCATGATGTATGCCAGGCCATTCAAGATTCTGGTGCGGAATACGATGATGATATTGGGTTCCTATTAGGACGGGCTAAGAATTATTTAGATCCAAACTATTGCTGGAAAGACAATGATTCTGTATTCTCTAATATCATCATGGAAGTCTCTGTGGAACGTGATGTTCCATTAAATGTGGGCTA